ATGAACCTGGCGTTCCTGCTGTTGTCACATTTGTTGTATATGCTCTTGTTTTTAATGCGTCATAATAAAATAATAATGGATGACCTGAGTTTGAAGAATCTGCTTGGTCAAATCTATATGTTCCTGGCGATAATTGTAAAACAGGACCCTCATGTCCATCAATTAAATAACCATTTGATGAACCTTGACCAAATCTATAATGTTCACTTGTTTTAGCTGCAACTGTAACTGTTAATGTTTGTGTTACTGTTGCGTCAGGTGAACGGTGACCAATGTAACCCACATCTTGTACATCAGCGCCTGCTTGGTCTAAATCAGAACCAGCAGAAAATGTACCTGTGCCGGCTGAACCTGCATTAAATCTACCTTGTGCTGAACTCCATACTAAAACATTACCGTCTGCAATACTTGTAATGTTAACATCAGAGTGTGATGATACTGAACTATTTTCATTTAATAATTTTGTCCAACCACCTGCGTCTGCAACATAGGCTTCATTACCTGTAGTATCATATGCAAACATACCTTCGTAAGTTGATTCACTAGGAAAAGAACCTGTGCCTGCATAGTTAAATCTAATTTTATTACCTGAACTTGTTAAGTCAATTGTTCCTGTTGCACCATCTAAACTTAAATTTGTAACTGTAGTTTGTGTGCCACCTAAACTAATAGAATCATCACCTAAAGTAATTGAACTATTTGTTAGTGATGAGTTGCCAATATTTGATAATGTGTTTGAGGAACCTGAAATTGTTTTATTTGTAAGTGTATCTGTAGATGTTTCAGTTACAATCGAACCATCTGTTGCAAAAGTAATTTCATTACCTGAAACACTTGTTGTAATACCAGAACCACCAGTAAATAAAATATTATCGCCTATTGAAAGTGATTGTGCTGAACTATCATCACCTGTAATAGTTAAAGCTGTTCCTGATATTGTATTGGAACTAATAGCAAGAGTTTTATTTGTTAATGTTTCTGAACCAGTTGTAGAAACTAAAGTTGCGTCTGAAACTGCTGTGTTAAATTCTGCAAGTGTACCTGTAACAGTATTGTCTGTTAAATTTATAGTTTTGTTTGTAAGTGTAGCAGTACCTGAAGCAGTTATAAGTGAAGCTGTATCAGCAGCTATAGTTAAAGTATTTCCTGATAAAGTTGAAGTAATGGCCGTACCACCTAAAACTCTTAATGTTTCACCATTTGCTGAAATTGTAGCAACTGTAGAAGAATCATCAGCAATTTTAATAGTACCGTCAACTGTACTGCCGTCACCAATAGCAGTATAAATTTCGTCAAAATTTAGGTTAACTTTATTAGCACCCTCACGAAGATTATCACCTGTTCCGTCGTTTGCTAAAGAACCTCTGTTTATTGTTAGTTTTGCCATTTGCCTCTATCTCTTTGTACTATTTATAATGTTTTTACGGTGTTGTATCATCAAAAGTAAGGTTAGTATTGTCAAATTTAGTTAATGTATTACTAAATAAATCTGCATTTGTTCCAATCTCAGTAGGAAAAGCATAATTCATTTTTAATGTTTTACCTACTTCATTTGAAGTCAATAAAAATATAGGAACTTGTTGTCCGTCAAGAGCTGTTTTAGTACCTTGAATTTTTATAGAATTTAAAGCCTGAAAAGTATTTGCATATGAATTAGGATTATTTGTACCAAAAATAGTATTTGCATATTTATTTAAAGAACCTAATCTAGGTCCTGCATATGCATAACCACTTCTTATATCATGGGTAACACCTGCATTATCAGTAATCAAGTTTCTAGGTCTACTTAAATAATTAATCTCCATGTCTTCTCTTGTTAGAGTAACATCTCTTGTATTAGGGTCAAAAGGATCCCTATAATCATTACTTACATCAATTTCACCACCAACATGAGCATTTGGTCTCAATGATGTACCATCACTTGTTGTTCCTAATCTTCTACCAAATACAGTTGTAAATATTGTATTAACAAGTGATAACAATGGCGCTTCAATTGTGCCTGAAGTTACACCGTTAACAGGACCACTAGCAGTTACAGTAATTCTTGATTCAATATCAACTTGTCCTGTAAAATAAAAACCTGAAGTGTGCATTGTCTTTTTAAATGCGTCTCGCCATTGTGAGATTGAACGGCCTACTTTAATAACATAAGAGTAATCTTGATAGTATAAACTATCTTGAATTCTCATTGTTGTCTCTGAAACTTTTCCTCTTTCACTAATAAATGCGCCGTCTGTGTCGGCAACTGATACAACATTTACAGTTGCTGTTGCAACATCTAATTTTTTAATTGTACAAGTTCCGCCAGTAGATGATGTTAATGTTTCATCTATTGCAAAAGTGCCTGATACTGATTTAATTCTTAATAGGCCTCTATCACTATCAAAACTATCTATTGTTCCCGTTGCTGATGATGTGCCACCTGTAACTGTATCGCCTGATACAAATGTTCCAATTACACTTGTAACAATCATATTATTAAAGAAACCTAGAGTAGGTGGTGTAGGTGCTTGTTCATAACTAGCACCTAATGATACTGTTTTTAATCTTTCAATTTTTCCTATTTCATCACCATATGCTTTTACTAACGCACCTGAACCTGATGATGATGTAACTGTAACAGTTGGTAATGATGTATATTGACCACCTTTATTTGTTAAAAATATTTCTTCTATTGTTTGTAAGTCTGTAAATTTTTCTTGCATTAACACATTACCAGAATATTGGTCACCTTGTGTTGTAGCGTCTTCTAAAACTAATCTATCTTCAACACCTGAAGCTGCAGCTGTACTATTATTTTGGTCTGCAATACCACCGTTTATAATTTTAACAAAACCAGCTGCATTGTTACCACCTGTACCTGTGTTTGTAAATACTAAACTATCACCAACTTCATAACCTATACCTTTATTATCTATTACAATTTCTGTCACACTACCAGGTCCAATGTCTTCTACTTGAAATAATGCACCTACACCTCCAGCAGTAACAGTAATTGTATCTGAAGTTAAGTTTAGTGAACCATCATTTGTAATATTTTTTGTACCAGGAATACCTGAAACAATTGCTTTGATAAAATAATCATCATTTTCGGATGTTGTGCCTTGTATTGTTTCTCCTACTGTAAATGTTCCGTTAATACTATCTGCGTTTAAAATTAATTGTGTAACTGTAGAAGCACCAATTTGAAAAGTAGAAGTGTTTTCAATAATAGCGGTTGCATTAGAAGACAATCCTGTTATTGTTCGTCCTACTAATTGTGTTGCGTCACCTACTGAAGCAATAACTCTTAAAACTTTTAATGTATCAAATTGACCATCAGAAGCTTTTAATAAATTTTCTCTAGGATAAATTGTTTCGGATGTTTCATCAAATAAAATTCTAAAAAACATTTCATGGCCACGAACAGAACCTTTTGACCTGTAAAGTGATTTAATATTTTTAACTAGTTTTCTTTTATCTACACCATTAGCTAAATTTTCTGGAAGAGTTGTAAGAAACTCATCTCTCATATTAAATAAGAAATGGTTAATTACGCCGTCTGGATCCCTAAAGTTAACTAAGTCAACAATATTATTTACAGGATTAGGTTTATAATTTGATATTGTGGCTGTAGCGCCTGAAGTCTGACCTATAACTTGTTCAGTAAGACCAAACTTATCTTGTGCCGAAATAATTAATTTTAATGGGTCTTCACATTCTGTAATTACGACTGCTGTCGCACCTGTAGTTTGTCCAACAATTGTTTCACCTCTAGTAAAAGAACCTACAGGAGTTTCTTCTAAAAGAATTTTATCTCCTTCATCTAATAATGTTCTTGCTGTATCTCTACGACTAGAATTTAAAACTAAATTATTTACTTGACCTGTTTCTGATTGTAATAAAATACCGTCTGTAGCCTGTACGCTTGAAAAACTTATTTCAGCAGACTCTAATAATTGATAATAGGTTTTTAAAAATTGAGCAAATTTAGGGTGGTCAGCAACTACAAATTCTGGTAGTTGGCTGTTGAGTATAGTTGAAATTTTTTCATTAAATTTTGCCATTGCTCATTAATAGCTTGATGTTGTTGTATAACCTACACCAGCATCAGCTGAACCTCCTACAAATGTGTCTGGTGTTACAGTAATACTTGAATTTGCTACATCTATTTCTACAATCTGGTCTCTAACTGGAACTACATCATTTGAATCTGGTGTAACAGTTAATTCTATAACAGTTGAAGTAGCAGCTCTGATATTTGAAATAGAAGCTACATTTAGAGAGTTAAGTGTAATTTGTCCTGTCGAGTAGTCAATTGTTCCTTGAGTTTCATTTGCATAGGTTCTAATTCCTGAAGCAAGATAATATCTTCTAACATTACCTTGACCGTCATCATCTAAAAACATTTCTAAATCACTACCAGTAACTTTAAAACCAGATGAACTCAAAATACCACCTGCAGCTGAATTATGACCTGAATGAGGATTAAATAAACCATTTCTAAAATATATGTCATATCTTGTAGATGAAGCTAAAGTAGGTGTAAATGTTTTTCTAATTTTTATAGTTGTAATGTTTGACAATATGCTTGTATCTGTATCATCTATCAAACCTGTTAATTTTGAGTGACGATAAATTGAATCAAACTTTTGTAATGTATTTGTATTGTAATTTGTAATAGATGTTATTACATTTGATTTTAATGTATCAGCAGATTTTGTTGTTGATGATGAAT